GCTTGGCATCAAAAACAGTAAAGCTCTGCTATGGGTTAAAAAAGATGGGTTCGGTAGTTATAAGAAAAAAAATGAAGCAATAGGTAAGATTACAATTAGAGCTGCGGTATTAGAATTTAAAAAATTCGTAAATTTTTGTGCCAGCAGAAAATGGAAAATAGATTACTCGATTGCGAACTTTAAATTCGGGCCAAAATATTTTAAAGATTATCACTCTAAAATTAAGTGGATGCCTACTACTCCAGAACTATTAGCTGTTGTAAATAAGGAACCAGATCTACAGCTCAGAACTTTATATAAATTTGCTGCTGAAACTGGCGCAAGATTAAATGAATTGCTTGGATTGTGTTATGAAAGTGTTGATTTTAATGCTGGTGGTGTCTTTTTAGATCACTCAATTAATGAGGAAAATACTTTTAGACCCTATAAAGTTAAAACTCAGAGAAGATTTGTTGAAGTATCAGACGAATTATTAGAGTTATTTGGCATTTGGATGAAGGCTCAAATGTTTCCAGTTACTCATAGAAATTTAACTTTTAAAAATCCAGATAGTAATCAGATTGAAAGAAGAACTTTTAAAAGAATATTTAATGTACCTATTCACGGAGCCAGAAAAAGAGTTAAAATTTCTGCTAAGAGATTAGGTATTCACTGGCCCAATGGGATGTCTCCTTTTAGAAAATGGAGCATATCTAGAATGCAAGAGCTACAAATTCTAACTGATAAACAGATGGATAATAGATTTGGTAATTCCAAAGATATTAGACAATCTAATTACATTAGAGATCTAAATTTGAATGAAGATAAAAGAAAGGCTGCTATCAATCTAATAACGAAAGGATAAGTATGGATGCTTTGACAGAAAAAGCAAGGATAGCAAAGGTAGTTTATGTTTTAAGAAAACTATCTAAAAAAACGCAAAGTAAGTTGGCGCAAACAATTGAAAAAACGTTTCAGCAAATACAAAAATATGAGAATGCAAAAAATAGTTTGAGTTCTCCATTGTTGTTTGCAATGGCTAAATCAAATGGTTGGGATTACAACTTATTATTTAATGGTGTACCTATAGAAATGGTTCAGCTTTTACCTCTCAGCGAGCAAAAGGCTGCTATAAAAAAATTTTTGGATATAGACTACAACATTGCTGAAGAACGTAAATTACAGCGTACCTATGCTCCACTAATGCCTAAATTAAACCGTGAGCTAGCTGGAGAAAATACTTTCAAAGGTTAAATTTTTTATGAGGGAGCTAGCAACTCCCTCGTAACTTTTTCTCCTCAAAAAAATCACAAAAAAATAGCAAACTTCTTTGGTTTACTCCCTCGTTTACTCCCTGATGGTTTAGAATTGTTGTGTGCCAATAAGTATTGGTAATATTCGAACCTACCAATCATTTTGATTTTTATCGTTGATATATAACACTTGCAACCACGATTAGACAAATTTTATTTACCAAAAAGGCTAATAAATAAGGGTTGTTTTTCCTAGCTGTTATCACATAGCAACATCATTTACTCTCTGATTACTCTCTGATACAAGTCTCAAAAAAACTGTCGGGGATTAGCGCAGTCTGGTAGCGCATCTGCTTTGGGAGCAGAGGGTCGCTGGTTCAAATCCAGCATCCCCGACCACTATTCATAAGTTTTATCTTCAGCAAGTATTTGATCTATTTTATCTGTAATTACCGTCTGAGTTTCATTGCGCAGCTCATCGTCTTTTTTCATACAATCGTAGTGTGCATACGTTTTATCAATAAATGCAACAAAACTTTCAGTATTTACCATATCAACTTTG